TATGCTGCCTTCAATGAGGCACTTAAATATATGTATGCTAGGTCAACTGGAGATGAAAAATCTATATATACTCCGTGGCCTAAGTTTAATGATGCTGCCACTGATGGTTTAGAGTGGAATACTCTTACAGTAATAGGTGGAAGACCAGGTTCAGGTAAGACTTTAATTAAAGATCAAATCATTAGGGAATCATTTGCACTTAATCCTGATGATGACTTTAGAGTATTAGAGTTTCAATTTGAAATGGTTGGTAGAACCTCAGCAATTAGAGAGTTTAGTTCTGTTACTGGTAAAACATATAAAGAATTATGTAGTGCAGGTTCAATATTAAATACCTCTACTTTGAATGATTGTCATCAATATGCTAAAGGTAGAGTTAAAAATCCGGTAGATATAATTAGTACTCCTATGACTGTAAATCAAATGCGTGAGCAAATTGATATGTATATGAGTTTACATAAAGGGGTTAAAACTATAATTACTTTAGATCATACTATGTTAGTAAAGAGAGCACCTTATCAGAATAATACATTAGATATGTTATTTGAATTAGGAGAGTTTTTTACACAATGTAAAAGAGATTATCCTTGTTTATTTATTGCCCTGTCACAATTAAACAGAAATATTGATAGCCCAGATAGAGCTATTGATGGTAAGTATGGTAATTATATTCTTGAATCAGATATATTTGGTTCAGATGCTATGTTACAACATGCTGATATGTTAATAGGTATCAACAGGCCAGCTAAACAGAAGATTAGATTCTATGGACCTGATAGATATATGATAGAAAATGATAGAACATTGGTGCTTCACTTCTTAAAGGCAAGAAACGGTGATGCAAGAATGAGTTTCTTTAAAGCAAAGTTTGAACAAATGCAAATTGAAGAAATGGCAACACCAGCTCAGCAACAAAGAAGATGATAAATACAAAAAATATAAATAATAAAGATATGGGGCTAACACCTGCACAACGTAAAGAAAAAGTATTAAAATTAAAAGAAGAACATCAAGATTACTTTGATATAAGCAATCATAAAAATGTTCTATATATTCCTAAGATGGCATACAGGCCATCAGGTAAAGATGAACTACATGTAAGCTTCTTTCCTAGTGAACTAGAAAAGGAAGAAGATGTATATACTGAATTTGTAAGTATAGATTATGATTCTGAAGATCCTAAAAGAACTTTATATCTTCATAAATATAATCCACACTGGAAAGAAGAGTATGAACTAATTACTTCTAACTCAGGATTTCAAAGACATTTAATTCCTGTAACAGAATTAAAAGTAATTAATGATGTAACTAGTAGAGGTTGGGATAAACAAACTGCTCTTGAAGAAGGTATGAAAGGAACTGATAAAAATGAAACTATGACTTTATTTGATTTACCTAATCCTGATGCAACACCAGAATCATCATTAGTGGACAAATTAGAGGAAATAAACCAGACATTAATAACATTAACTAAAGTAATCAATAAATTTAATAAATAAAATGGCACAAAGCGTATTAGTAATTGCTGACTCAGGTACAGGAAAGTCTACCTCAATCAGAACATTAAACCCAGATGAGACTTTCATTATAAACATAGCAAATAAACCTTTGCCGTTTAAAGGTTGGAAAAAGCAATATACACAGATCAATAAGGATAACCCTGATGGTAATTTAACATCTGCATCTTCTTCTGCAGGTATCATCAAGGCAATTAATTATGTAGATCAAAAAAGACTTGCAATCAAAACTTTAGTGGTAGATGATTGGCAATATATGAGTTCTTTTGAATATTTTGATAGAGCTAATGAGAAAGGTTATGATAAGTTTACTCAAATTGCAGCTAATCTTGCCATGGTGGCAAAGTTACCTAAAGATTTAAGAGAAGACTTAACTGTAATTTTCTTAACTCACTCAGAAGATTCAACTGACATAAATGGAAATAGAAAAATTAAAGCTAAAACTATAGGTAAAATGATAGATAATACTTTGACTTTAGAAGGTCTATTCTCTATTGTGTTATTTGGTAAAGTAAATAAAAAAGATGATGGTGAACTTGAATATGGTTTTGAAACTCAAAACAATGGAGAGAACACTTGTAAATCACCAATGGGTATGTTTGAAGAATTCTTCATCCCAAACAACCTGCAGTATGTAATAGACTGCATCAAAAAGTATGAAGAGTAATAATAAATTAATTAAAAAAAAGTAAATTATGTTAAGTACTAAAGACATGTCTGCCGGAACAGGTGGAACAAAACCAGTAATAGGAACAGGAGATCACAAAGTAAAGATTAATTCTATATCATTTGATCAAACACCATATGATGCAGATGCATTTAATATTATGTTACATATAGAAGGAGAGCCAGTAGTTGGAGAATTCAATGGTTTTTTAAAAGATATGAATAATCCTAATGGCCCACGTTATGAAGGTCAAGTGGGTAGAGTGAGATTTTCACCTTATCCTTTTAAAGATGCTACATTAAATAATGGTAATGAAATTAGTAGAGATACTGAAGTATTGAAAGCTATGGTATTTTTATCTGAAGTAGTAGATAAGAGAACTGAATTAGATGCTATTGAAGCAAATACAATTGAAGACTTTATGGTTAAGTGTAATGTTGCATTATCTAATACAGGTTATATTAATGCATGCTTAGGAGCACGTGAATGGGAAAACAAAGAAGGTTATGTAAATAATGATTTGTTTTTACCTAAAAGAACTAGACAGGGTGCTCCATTAGAAGCATTAGATACTGAAGGATCAAACCTATTAACATTTGATAAAACGGATAAAAATCATTTTAGAGCAATAGTTAAAAGTGTTGCTCCTACAACCACCAGCTTTGAACCAGCTGCTGGATCAGGAGATGACTTTGATCTATAATATTTATTAAAAGATTGGGGTTAGTATAGTGCTAGCCCCAATTCTTTTTAATATTTTAGCATCATGTTTAATACTAAAAACTTTGTACTAGAAGGATCAGATGTACCAAGTACGTGGGTTTTCCAATACTATTTAGAATTATCAGAGAGATTAACTGGACAAGATGTAAAAATTGTATCAGTCTTTAATCCTAATGAAAAAACACCAAGTTTTTGCATATATGTAGATAAAAATATAATGCAATATAAGTTTAAAGATTTTTCAACTGGTAAAAGTGGCAACAAAATTGACTTAGTTAAATTAATGTTTAACTTAGAATTTTCTGCAGCTATGAGAAAAATAGTACAAGATTACAACGCACATGTAAAATCATCTGAATATATTGAACAAAAATTTCAACCTCAAAGTAAATGGGAAGTTGATTTTATTAAAATAAGACAGTGGAATGTAAGAGACACTGAATATTGGTTACCTTATAGAATAGGAATGAATATGCTTAATACTTATAATGTTAAACCAGTGGAGTATTATAATTTAATAAAAGAGGAAAATGGTGAAATTAAAAAACTAAAAATAACTAGTAATAATTGTTATGGTTACTTTGATAAGAACGGTGAAATATATAAAATATATCAACCACTTAGTAAGTCTCATAAGTTTCTTAAAGTAAAACCCTATCTTCAGGGTTTTGATCAATTAGAATTTAATCAACCTTATTTAGTTATTTGTTCCTCTCTTAAAGATGCAATGTGTATTAAAGGTATAGGTTATAATATAGAAGTTATAGCTCCTGATAGTGAAAATACAATGATTAAACCTCATATAATTACACATCTTAAGAAGAAGTATAAAAAAGTAATAACTCTTTTTGATAATGATGAAGCGGGTAATAATGCTATTAAAAGATATGCAGAAACATATAAAATCAATGGTTTTGTACCAATTATATGCAAAGACATATCAGATGCAATGGCAAAACATGGCTTAGATGATGTTCACGCTATGCTAAAACCATTATTAAAAAAGACATTAAAACAATAAATATGAAATGGTTTATACCGGGCTCAGTGCCCAGCAGTAAAAATGGAAGAAGATGGACAGGTAAATACTTTATAGCTAGTAAAGCTGTAATGAATTATAGAAAAATAGCTAAAGATTATTATGCAAAATATGCAGAGGAGTTTAAAGCTGAGCTAGCTAAACATTCATTACCAGCAAAGATATCTTTTACATTTATTAGAGGAAGCCGTCATAAGTTTGATTATATTAATCCTGCACAAACAGTACAAGATGATATGGTCAAAGCAGGATGGATTGAAGATGATAATTGTGAATTTATTTTACCAGTCTTTGTTCAGTATAGTTATGATAAAGAAAATCCAGGTGTTTATATTGAAATACTAAAAAATGACAAAAAAGAAAATAATAACAATTGATGAATTTTTCAGACTAAAAGAAATGCTGCAAGGCTTACCTGAAGATAAAGATATAGCTTTCCAAATATATTCTTCTCAATATGAAGATAGAGAGATGCTTGATCAACTTATGTCTAAAGCATTACTATTTGAAGATAGAAAGAATTTTGTTGATGCTATTAGATTTAAGTTTAAAATAAGAACAGCAGATACCCTTTATACCTTTATAGATGTAGAGGAAATGAATTTAGTCTACAAACATATATTAAATAAAATAACAGGAGATGATAAATATCCAAGACCAGGTAGCTAGAACTACCAAAACATTAATTTTTACAGAGCCCTTTTATGGGCTCTTTTTGATTGGTATCAATAAAATCTACAGTGAGCAAATTCCTACAGCAGGAGTAAGCAAGCGTGGTATTGGTATGCAATTGACTATAAACCCTGAGTTCTATATGAACTTAAGTGAAGATCATAGATATGGGTTAATAAAACATGAACTATTGCATATAGCATTTGGGCATTTATTATTAAGAGATTTATATTCAGATCATAAGTTATTTAATATAGCTGCAGATTTAGAAATTAATCAATATATAATAGAAAGTAATCTGCCAGATGGCGGGTTGTTGTTAAGTAGTTTTCCAGAATTAAATCTTCCTAAAAAAGCAGGTACTAAAAAGTATTATGAGTTATTAGAGAAAGCACAAGAAGATAATACATGTCCTTCATTAGATGGTTTATTAGATCAAATGGATGGAGACTCTGAATATTGTCATAGTACATGGAATGAATTTGATGATTTATCTGAACCAGATAAAAAACTATTACAGAAACAAGTAGAGCATCAATTAAAAGAATCTGCAGAACAAACAGTTAAAAAGTGTGGTAATATACCAGGAGAAATGTCTGATATTATACATAGACTTACACATATTGAACCTGCTAAGTTTGATTGGAAAGGTTATCTTAAAAGATTTGTAGGAAACTCTTCTATAGTATATACTAAGAAGCTGAGGCGTAAGTATAATAAAAGATATGCTGCTAATCCCGGACTTAAGATTAAGTTTAAGAATCACATTCTTGTTGGTGTTGACACATCAGGTTCTGTAAATAATGATGAGCTTAAAGAATTTTTTAATGAACTAGCACATATGTGTAAAACAGGTCACAAGATTACAGTAGCTCAGTGTGATACTAGCTTAAGAACAGTAGAAGAATTTAAACCCAAAAAGAATTGGGAAATACATGGTAGAGGTGGAACATCATTCCAACCTGTAATTGACCACTATAATGAAAAGAAAGGAGTTTATACAGCTCTAGTATATTTAACAGATGGTGAAGCATACCCACCAGATAACTGCCCAAAGAATACTTTATGGTGTTTAAGCAGTATATCTAGTATGAATGATGAGTTACCAGGACAAGTAATTAAATTAAATTAATAAAAAAGAAAATGGCACAAGTAAATTTAAACGTAACAGAATTAAAAGGATTTGTAAATCATATTATAGAAAATAATAGATTTTTACAAAAAAATGGAAAATCACCAGTATCTATAGAAGTAGTAGGTGAATCAGGTATTGGTAAAACTTCCACTATAGTAGAATTAGCTGCAGAAAACAAATTAAAATTTGTAAAGCTGAATCTTGCACAGATAGAAGAATTAGGAGATTTAGTTGGTTTTCCTGTTAGACAATTTCAAATGTATAAGGAAAAAACAATATCTAATCCTAATAAAGCAATTGATGACCTAAATTATACAGCAGCACAAAGAACTGCTGCAGCATCAGATCTAGCAAAAATGCCAGCAACTATTACAAAAAAAGTTGGTATGTGGATTGATGAACTTGCTGTACAAGAGTATCTAAAAAATGGATACAAAATGACTGGTAAGAACAGGATGTCTTATTGTGCACCAGAATGGATTGCAGATGCAAAAGAGGGTGGTATATTATTACTTGATGACTGGAATAGAGCTGACACAAGATTTATTCAAGCAGTAATGGAATTAATTGACCGTCAAACTTACATCTCATGGACATTACCAAAGGACTGGCATATTATGTTAACAGCAAATCCAGATAATGGAGACTATATGGTTAACAGTGTGGATTCTGCACAGAAAACTAGATATGTAACTGCTAATCTAAAGTTTGATGTTAATGTATGGGCCCAATGGGCGGAGAGTGCAGGTATAGATTCAAGATGTATTAACTTTCTATTACTACACCCTGAACTTGTAACTCAAGAAACTAATGCAAGATCTATAACAACATTCTTTAATTCAATCTCAAGTTTTGAAAAGTTTGAAGAGAACTTATCATTAATTCAAATGATTGGTGAAGGATCTGTTGGAGATGCATTTGCTTCTATGTTTACTACATTTATTAATAATAAATTAGATAAATTAGTTTCACCAAAAGATTTATTGACACATGAAAATGAATCATATATTTTAGGTGAATTACGTAGTTGTATTGGGCAAGATGATACATATCGTGCTGATATAGCTGCAACTCTTGCAACTAGAATGGGTAACTATGCTGTAGTATATTCTAAGGAAAATACTATAAACCAGAAAATTACTGATAGATTGAAGTCTTTAGCTACAAAAGATTATTTTACTAATGATCTTAAGTATTTAATTATTAGAACTATTTTTAATGGTAATAAACAAAAGTTTAATAAATTAATGATGATTCCTGAAATTATCAAAATGACAATGAAATAGAATTATGGCAAATAAATCAGTATATCAAGATTTTAATACTGATGCATTAACTCACTATGGACTAGACAATGACCCTATTTATGGGGTTATTGCTGGTTCTATAGTAGAAGATGTATTAGTAACTCAAGATCAAACAACATATGAAAAAATACACAGTTCCTTAACAGTTCCAACTGAATCTGGGAATACGTTTATACATAAAAAGAAAGCTTTTATTCTTCCAAAATGCAGTGTATCTCAGGACAGACTTAAAGCTGCATTAAAAGAACATAAGATTACTGTCACTAATGATTATACTCAAGCAGATCTTATTGTTGGTCATGATGATATTATTATGAACTTAGAAAATGGTGAGAATATCCCCAGTACTAACATGATGAATAAGTTATGGAATTATGAAATAACAAGTGGAGCAAGTAATGCAGGATCACCTTTACATGTTTTAATTGATAGTCATCCTAATAATGTAATTGTTACTAGTAAAATAACTGAAAAGATCAGGTATTATAATTTAAACATTGAAGATTCTCTTTATGACCAATGGTTAATAACAGGATTGGCAATTAACTTAGCTCATTTAATTGAAACAACTGATTTATCAGTGGTAGATACAGAAACTATATTACATAAATCTGCTAATACAATGATTATGGATGAGCAATTATTAGCTGATTTAAAACTTCAATTGAGTTCAGGTTCAGATGATAGATATTTAGCATCTAAAGTTATACCAGCTATAGATTATACAAAAAATTATCATTTGTTGTGGCAATTTGCACAAGACTGCAGTAGTATCTTACACAATTTTAATAGAGATAAAGATATTCAATACTGGGTTTCACAATCTAATTTTGTAAAATTTGAAAGAAGAAGTGCTCAGGATATGATTTTATGGTTAGAATCAGAAGATAAATTATGTAAAACTACATTTAGATATTTAGAACCTATTGTAAGAAAACAAATAAGCATAAACAATAGAGATCTTTATACCTTTAAAGTAGCAGTTAAAAAAGAATATCAACAATATTTAAAAAATTCAATAAAATGATAAAAAGATATAAATTAATACTAGATATTATCAATAAAGATGATAATGTTGCATGTACTACATCAATAAATGATGAATTTAATAAATGTCAACTTTTAGATTCTGCATTTACATTGAAAGAAAGTGGATTATATATAGGAACAGTAGAGGGATATGATATATCAAAAAAAGAACTTAGTAATTTTTGTCTATTTAATATAGAAGAAAATATTGATCTTAAAGATAAGAGCATATATAGATTTCCTAACTTGGATTTACCTAGACAAAAAGTGGATTTATTAAAGGATAAATTTAATATGAAAGTAATAAGAAATCCTGATAAAGCAGATTTACATGTTGTTTCTGTTAAAACAATAAAACAATTACTTGAAACAAGTTGGACTTCTCATCATAACTTTAAAGAATTTTATGATTTTCTAGTTTTTCTAAAAAATAAAAATCTGTTGTCTGAAAAAGGAAGACAAAAAGCTATTGATATGTTAGCAGAATTACCAAGAGATGCACGTGTATCATTTACTAAAAATTATCATGGTTATGAGAGTACTATATCAATCCATAAACCATTATTTCTTGATGCTAATAATTTAATAGATAAATATTTCCAAGATTTACGTGATAAAAGTCCTACGTTGCGTGATGTAATCATTAAAGATCCATCAGACATTAAAGTATTTCATGAATTAGTTAATTCTAATACTAATAAAGTTTATGATACTGATATATGTGATATTATTGATGCTGACTTAGCTGTATTAGAGACACATCAATTAGATGATATAACAAAAATGATACATAGCTCTAATAAAGAGGATAGAACATTGGCTCTAGAAATGCTTGCTAATTGTAATATTAATAAATCTTTTGATGTTGCATCTGCTATATTTTATTGGGAATATGATTGGTTAAAAGATACTAATAATTGGAATAGTGTAAATGTTAGATCATTTAGAATTAGAATGAAAGATTTTGAAGGAAGTTCTTCTACAGCTACTATTTATAGTTATAACAATTATATTCAACAATTGATTAAGTGTGATAAATTAACTAAATTTGCTGTAGATTATACCAGAAAAAAATTATATATAAATATTCTTGGAAGTCTAGTAGGAAAAGAAGCTGATGTATTTAAGGTTGACTTAGAATCTTTACAGGTAAAAAAAGAAATAAATGAAAATATGAAAATAGAATGTTAAATATAAATATACAAAAAGAAGAAGCTTTTTATGCAAATAAAGATTTTTGCTTTAGTTACTCTTCATTAAATAAATTATTGTTTTCACCATCCTTATTCTATAAGGACTATATATTATGGGACCGTGAGGTCAGAACAGATAAGCACTTAATAGAAGGGAAGCTTATTCACTGCATGCTATTTGAACCAGAAAATATTTCTAATAAATTCAATGTTGTACCGGGGAAAGCTCCTAGTGATAATATTAGAAAAGTATTAAAAGATATGGCTCTTCATACTGATGCAGCAACACTAGCTTCTTGTGAAGATCATATAATTTTAGATTCATTAAAGAATTTAAATCTATTTCAATCTCTTAAAGCTGATGAGTCAAGGATAACTAAGATAAGAACAGAAGATAATGAACCATACTGGGAATTCTTAGGTAACAGTAATATTGATGTAGTTGACCAAGATACTTTACTAAGGTGTACTGAAAGAGTTGAACATCTTAAAAATAATACTGAAGTTATGGGATTATTCTCTGAAGTACAGACAGATTTTGATTTAGATCCAGTAGAGACCCATAGTGAAAAGTATCTTAAATCTAAATTAATTAATTCACCTTTTGGTTTACATGGTTATATAGATTATTATAAAATTAATCATGATTCTAAAGAAGTAACTATATGTGATTTAAAAACAACAGGTAAAACTATCTCAGATTTTAAAGAAACAATAGATTTTTATAATTATTGGTTACAAGCTGCTATATATATGAAGTTAGTATATGATACATTAGGAGATAACGCTGATGAATATGATATAGACTTTAAATTTATTGTTATAGATAAATATAATCAAGTATATGTGTTTGATGTAAGTGCTAATACTATAAATGATTGGGCTGATGGATTAGGTGGAGCTCTAAAAACTGCTGATTTTCATTATAAGACAAAAGATTACTCATTACCTATGGAATTCTTAGCTAATAAAGTTAACTTATAATATGACTATAGTATACACTGACTACTTTCAAAAGAGTAAAGTATTTCTTTATCCCTTGTTACATATTAAAAAAGGAATGGCACATGTTCCTATACAAACATATGTAGCATGGGATAATGTTTATGATCTTGATGATTATAGATTTTTTTGTGAATATAAAACAAAAAAAACACCCACCTTTATTAAATTTGAAAAGGATTTTCTTCTTAATCATTCTTTATTTGAAGATAGTATAGAACTAGATGAAAAAAGACATTTATACATCTTTGATTTTACTAAATTAAAATCAGATCATAAAAGATTTGTTAAGGGTAAATACTCTCAACTCACTTTAGAAACTAAAATTAGTATTATAGAATTCTTTGGCTCTAAAGGGAAAATATCTGAATATGTTCAAGGTTTCTTATCTCCTGAAGAAGTGCATGAAGAATACGCATTGTTTCTAGGTGTGGATAAAGAAATTATTGAATCAACATATGAAGTATGTACTCCTCCTGATATAGAAAAAGAAACTTTATTTGATAATAATCAAATAATTAAGCAATTATTAAAAAGAAGTTCTATATCTTTGACAAAATAAAAATTTATACTATGACAAAAAATATTGGACAGAACATGATGCTAGTAAATTCTAGCTTTAGAAATGCCAAGTCATTTACTTTGATACCTGTGAGCTCTGACTCACCATATGTAGAAGCTATGTTTGACCCTTCGTCAAGCATCTTAGCTGTAATTAGTAAGGTTATGAAACAATCTTATCACATGGTTGCAAAACTTGATGATGAAGGACAACCTATGAGACTTAAAACACCAAATCAACAAACTGGTAAAACTGTTAAAGAAGAAAGAAGATTAGTGGATACTTTTTCTGAATTCTATTTAAGTGATAAAAAAGACATTGAAACTTTTATTCACATGTTTGCTATAAATGCTGGAGATTTTGATTACAATGAATTTTTTGTTGATACTAAAGAAACAAAAGTTTCTAACCTTATAGTACCTGGTCAATAATTTGAGTTTATAACTCTCTATTAACTAAAAAATAAACCTCATTGACTTGGGGTTTTTTTGGCTATAAAATTAATTAATAAATGAAAAAACATTGGGTAATGGACTATGAAACCTTGGCCAATTGTTTTACAGGTGTATTTGAACATTATAAGACTCAGGAAACTGAAATCTTTGTTGTTCATGATCTGCAAAATGATTTACCAGAGTTCATTAAGTTCTTAGAAAATAACATAAATAACAAAGAGTGGCATATATCCTACAATGGATTAGCTTTTGATGCACAGATCACTCATTATATATTAGATAACTATTTTCTTTGGAAAGATTTAAGTGGTTGTGAGATAGCATCAATTATATATAAATATGCTCAGAAATGTATTACTAAATCTAACAATAGAGAATTCAGTGATTATCCACAATGGAAGATGAGAATGGGTCAAATAGATGTATTTAAAATGCATCACTGGGATAATCCAGCTAAACGTTCAAGTCTAAAGTGGATACAATATAGTATGGATTGGGAAAATATCCTAGATATGCCTATTCATCATGAGACAAAGATAACTACACAAGATGAAATAGATGTAATCTTAGAATATTGTATAAATGATGTTAAATCTACTAAAGAAATCTTTAATAGAGCTAAGTCACAGATAGGTTTAAGGAAAGAACTCACTAAAACATATGGTATTGATTTATTCAGTGCATCTGAACCCAGAATAAGCAAAGAAGTTTTTGGTTATTTCTTAACTCAGAAGCTTAACATACAAAAAAGAGATCTTAAAGTAATGAGAACCTATAGGGATACAATAAAAGTATCTGATATAATATTACCTTATATTTCATTTACATCCTTAGAATTTAAAACAATACATGAAAGGTTTAAATCTTTAGAAGTTGATGCAAGCAAACTTAAAGGAAGCTTTAAATATAGCATTAACTATAAAGATGTTAAAACT